TGTTGGATCTAATGTTGATATTGTTACTATACCTATATTTGCAGTTGTAATACTTGTAAAACCACTAATAACAGCGTTACCACGAACATCAAGAGCTTCCGCTGGCACTGTGGTTCCAATACCAACCAGACCAGTGGTGGTTACTAACAGATTGTCATCATCAACCTGTACCCCGTTACGAAAATTAAAATTCTTCTTGATATTTGCCATCAGATATTTTTTTAGTTATTTATGAGGACTCTAGTGCTGTAACTTTTGCTGAAAGTTCTTTAACAGCTTGTATTAAAACAGGTATTAATCTTTCATAACGAACTGCTTTATGACCATCTGCTCTTGTAGTTGTGATACCTGGTAATCCAAGTGCCTCAACTTCTTGTGCAATTACACCAGTGTCATCACCAATTGATTCATTATAAGACCCAGACTTCCATGTAAATGTATTACCACTAATCGCATTAACTTTATCTAGTGCATTAGGAATAACATTTACATTTTCTTTTAGATTCAAGTCAGATGAGTTAAATGCAATAATATCATTACCAGCAACAATTTTACCTTCAACACCTAAACTTCCATTTTGTATCACAACAGCAGCCGAGTCTTTGTTGACCTGCCCAATAGCTACTGGGTCAGTAGCATCTACAACAAGTCCTCCGTCAACATGACAATTAGCAGTCACATGAACTCTATCATTTGATGAGTCTAAAATCAAATCACCAGAAGTAGTATCTATAGTAGTACCATTGGTAAATCCAAGTCTTATATTATTTGCCCTTACATTACCAGCAACATTCAATTGAGTGCCATCATATGTAAAGTTACCAGATGTAGTTGTTGTATCAGTTGCATTATTAAACAAAACTGCATTTGCTAATCCAACTACGTTAGTGGCTGTGGAAGCAGTAGTAGAATTTCCAGAGAAGGTGCCACTGAAAAAACTTGCTGATAATGTATTAGTGGCTAAATCGAATGTTAAGGTAGAGTCAGTTGCACCAGTAATCATTGTACCACTGAGAACATCAGTAAGAACAACACGTTGAACACCTGTTGCAGGTTCACTCATCGTAGCACCAGTATTAGTTAAGTTAGCCCCATCTCCGATGAAATTAACAGCGTGAATTTCTTTGAAACGTAAATTTGTAGCTCCTATATCAGAATTATTATCAAGGCTAGGTAATATATTGCCACCAATAACGAGATCTTTACCAAGACCCAAACCACCATCAATAACAGCTGCACCTGTGATAGTGCTTGTTGAATTAACAGTGCTATTAACATTTAATTGTCCTGTGTCAGCAATGTTAACATTACCAGTTACATCTAATTTCTTATTTGGATTTGCTAATCTTACATTCTCGTTAAATGTGACTGGACCATCAAACTGAGATAATATCTGTTTTGATGTACCACCTTCAACAAGTAATCTTTCCTTAACAACAACCTCATCAGCAACGATACTTAATCTATTTGGGTCTTCACCTGTAACTGTGGGTATTGGTATGTCGAAGGTTGTTTGTTGTCCACTAGCAGAAGCTATCTTGGTGTTTCCAATATAGAAATCACCTTTATCATTCATACCTGTGTAAACAACGTTACCACAAGAAGTTTCTTGTGATTGTGTAAGGAATTCCTCTCTTTCTGATAGTGATCTATTCTGTAACTGAGGTAATGCAGTTGAGTAGTTACCTGGACCATAACCAACATATTCAAATGTATGACCTGATGCTCTTAATATAGATGGTCTACGAAGTTCAATTGGTACTGGTTTTATCTTCTTAATTTTTGATCCGTCAGGATGAGAATTACTTATCGTTCCTAATGCACCACGAATAACTGATATTTCATCTCCACTTCCACTCAAAGAATTAGAAGCGATTCTCATGAATTCACCTTCTATTTCGATGTAGGAACCGAGAGGGAATCTACTTGTAATTGATGTAGCATCTACAGTTGAATCAGGAAGAGTAACTTTAATTGCAGCTTTCGATGAATTAATTGCTTCATTTAATATTAATGTTTCATGATCAAATATAGATAGTCCTCTTATACCTAGATTTTCACCTGCTTTACTTGAAAGTGCTTCATTATCAGATAATCCATGTTTTAAAACATACTTAGGATTTGTGAGAGCACTTGTAGTTTTAGCGGAGAATTGATTTGTATTTCCTACACCTGCAACTATAAAATCACCTAAAGTTGTATCAGTATTATCTAATATTCTAAATTTATTACCAACTACTAATCCATGTGCAGTTGTAGTATTGATTGTTGTAATTCCTACATTTGCATCAAAAACTTGCGAACCAACAGCATTCCAAGGTCCTAAGTCTATAATCTGTTGACCATCCAATAATTTGTCGGCAGCAGATTTGATAACAACAATTTGTTTCTTGGTATTAATGGTTGAGATACGATGATATGAATCTGTACCAGTTGAAATACCAGTTACTTGAATATAATTTCCTGTAGCAGATGATATTCCAGCAGAAGTAACTGTCACTCTACCATCTGGACCACCACCAATACCACCTTCAGCTACGGGTG